GCACCTGGCAATCTCTTTTTCAAGTGCTTTAGTTGGAGTCTTTTCATATTCCTGCTTTGCCTTGAGCATTTTTTTCTTAAAGATCACACGGTCTCCATACATCTTCTCCATGAGTTCTGGCAAGAACCCACGAACGTCTTTACGGTACATCGCACCGTTTGCACAGACCGCGTTATCTTTATATAGTTCAAATGTTATCTCTTCATTAAGGATTCGATCAACGTTGACCGTTGGATGTTTCTCATCGAGTAACGTCTCTGGAGAGATGTTGTACTGCATAATGAGATGAGGATAAAGAGAGTTGAGGTCAAAAGACACAACCCAATCATACTTTCCTGGAATCGGTTCTTTAACATATGCTCCTGCATATTTCTCGTCTTTACTGCCACCAACCTTTGGAGGAATAACAATATTTCTTCTCTTAAGATAGTTATAAATGATGGCATCCCAAGTCCGTACTTGATAAAACACATCGTTATAATTCACCTTGGCTTCATATGCCATAGTGATTGCGAGTTCAATGAGTTTCATCTTGCTTTCCAATCGGTCAACAAGTTCAACGTCAATGATGTTGTACTCTACAAACTTCTGCCAGTTACCAGTATAGAAGTCTTTGAAGGTGTCAAACTCAGAGTGATCAAGTTTCTTCTGTCCGAGTTCTACATTAGCAATATGATCTAGACGATATGATTCCTGTGCCTTATATGTAAACTTCTTATAGAGATCCATATAATCCAGTTGAGAGATACCTCCAACATCATATGAGATCTGATCACGTCCCATAATCTTCAGTTCTCTGCGAGTCACAAGACCCCAAGGTGAAAAACGTTTCATCTGTTTCTCACCCAGAACACGATCCAGTCGTCCACAGATATATGGAATATCATACAACTGAACATTCCATCCAGTGATAACTTCGGGAGGATTTGCCTCCCACCAGTCCAAGAAAGTCTGCAGAACTCCACGTTCTGTACTGCAGTGAAAATACTTGACGTTATCCTGATTGACTTCAAAGGGTTTTACACCCCAAGTCATAATTTGCTTTGTAGAATAGTCCTGAACCGTAATACACAAAATTTCTTCCGAGCATGAAATTGGATCTGGGAATCCATACTCAGAAGAAACTTCAATATCCAAAGTGAGAAGTTTGATCTTACTGATATCAAACTTCAGTTCTTCTTCTGGATACTTATCGGAAATATATTGACAGATATATCGGTCATTACCATAGATAGTAAAACCATGAACATCTTCATACTTTTTATAAAAATCTCTACAATCACGAACACCACCAGGTTTGATAGGTTCTACGCAATCTCCTTCCAAAGTTTTATATTTCGTCTTTCCCTTTGAAGGTACGAATAGAGTTGGTGAAAACTCTTCTTTATACATCACGGACTTACCATCCTCATAACCACGGAACAGAAACTTGTTCCCGATCATTTGGACATTGGTGTAGAAATTCATTTCAATAGATCTTGATACTTTTCCAATAGGGTAGGTTTTGGTTCTACCAATGTCAGAATTTTATCTGACGACATCATAAATTGATTATCAGTTGTGATTTCAATCAACCAAGGAGATAGTGTGCCATCAGAGTTGACTACAAACGGTTCTGTCAGTTTGCAATCAGGTTCTCCAATATCAGCACCAGTCTCCTCAATTTGACTAATCAACAGAGTTTGGTCCATCAAAACCAAAATCTTGATCACTAATTTCTCCATAATTTTCATCATCCTTAGATAGAATTTGTTCTAGATATGCATTTTTAAGTTTATCAATTGGATCTACAAAGGTCACGATCCAATCCATTGCGACTGGATAGATAGGTCCTTTTCCAAGTGGCACCCAAGGTTGGAGTGAAATATCAAAAGTTACTTGTGGTCGGTTTTCAGGAATGTCAAGATCCTTTATACGGACAACACAAGGTTTTTTGAAGAAGTATCCAACTACCTTAGTATTTTCACCTTCACCATGATGCATTTCCTTTACATCGGCAATGACCTCTTCACCAGATTTTAGTACAGCAAGTTTTACAGTCATAATTTTAAGTTGCTCCAAATCATTTTAGCAATAAAAAAGAGAGGTGTCAACTGGTTTGTGCCAGTTACCTCTCCGTCTGCGACGACGATACGTTTTTATTTATTCACCTTTTTCATCTCCCGATTGTGTCATCATTGCTGCCCCAACAAACGAAGCAGCTAGAATAAAAATCGTTACTAATAATGCCATAAGTAGAAATGCTTACTAGATGTATATTTAGACACTAATAAGCATTTCGTCAACTTATGATTAGGGTTTACAGATAATCCTTTCTCTTATGTGCATCTGGAACAATTTTTCCAAGTTCAACACTCAGAAGCCCATCTTCAAAAACAACTGATCTAACTTCCGTGTCCTCACTGAGTGTCCAGGAACGTGTAAAACTCCGTTGAGCCACACCTTTGTGGACATAGTTAGTTTCCGTCTCTTTATCCTCCTTCTGACCTTCAATAAAGAGTTTACCATCTTGTGTGTAGACATATACTTCCTTAGTTTTAAATCCTGCCAGTGCAATCTCTAGTCGAGATGTAACATTATTTACCGAAACAAGATTATATGGTGGATAATTTGATGTAGTTTCATGTAGAGTAAAGATCCTATCAAAGTAATCTTCCATTCCAATACTATTCTTATTAATGCGTTCCAACAGTTGATTAATGTTGGCGGCATTGTACTTCATTAAATCATTCATCTGTACTTCTCCTTAATAAGCGAGATTTGATTGTGTGGACCCCGAAGGCATCCATACTTATTTATATCATAGTATAAAAAAAGAGGCAACGGGTAAACCGCACCTCAACGTAGGGAATTCAACATCCCATGATTAATAATTCCATCATAATCATTTCCTATAGAAAAATTAAATGAGACTATCGTTTTTCTTTTTGTTAAATTTGTAGTACCTCTATGAGCAACGTGTGATGGAAAGAAAATTATATCACCCTCTTCAACATCAACTAACTGCTTAATATGGTCGTATGGAGAAACTATTTCTGTTTTAGAACTTCCTTTTGGAAACTCTAAGTAATATACACCAGTATATTGTTCACCGTGAGTATGCCAATCATGCATGTCATACTTGCGGTACTGTTGGAACCACATCTCAGCAAGTTCTATTGAAAGATATGGTGTTATTGAAAGAAACTCATCAACTACTCTACTAAAGTGTGGTGTAAATAGTTGAATCCATTTTCTAGACATGTTTTCCGCATTACGCCAATCAAATCTAGAAAGACTTTCAAATCTAGTTTCTGACTTTTCTAAAGTATCACATTCTGCTTTATCAATTTCAAAGAGAAGTTTATCTCTAATGAGATCATGATCATTTACTCTCCCCTTGAAAATAAAGTCTTTGAGGAGAATTTTTTTCATACTTCTTCTTTTTTCTTCTTAGATCCAATATTATATTTTTGCTCTAGTGACCATTCACCCTTCTCTTTATAAGCAATAACTTTAATTTGATTAAGTGGAGCAATATCCATAATCTTTTCTTCTTCTAGTAGTTCAACTAGTCCCCAGTCAACAAGAAGTTTAATGATTCTATTTCTACGTTGAATATCATTTACAGTAATGTTTGCATATTTACCATCGAGAGCAAACAACTCTTTGAAGTGGACAATATAATACTTGCCTTGCTTATGAAGAATATGACAAGATTGATATAACTTTTTTTCTTTACGAGAAGCAACACCAATTCGAGTCAATGTTTCACGAACCTTCAGGAAGTCATCTGGTTCACGAAGACTGATCTCTACCATCATAGAAGGAGACCAAGTAACCTGAGGTTCAACAATTTTAGTCATTTTTTTCCACCTTTTTCAATCTTAGATTTGATAAAATTAATTTGTTCTTTGGAAAGAATTCTTAAAGCTTCTTTTGATTTCTCATTGGAATAACCATAATATTGTTTAATGGCATCCAGATCATCAATCTTCTCTTTACGAATCCATGGAGAGAATCTTTTCTTTTTCCTCAGACTATTTAGCAAAAATGAATATTGCATATCTTTATCTAAGAAATGATACTTATTCATTTCATTAGCAAACATAATCGCATCAAGGTGCCCAGATAGACACTTGTTTATGATGAAGGGTGGGTATTGTTTAACGGAGTCGGGTTTTTCTTTAATAAGGTTTTCCTTATTAAAGTTTATCGAGTTCATCCAATCTTTCAGTTCCATTGTTCCTCTAGTGGTGTAGGTGGAGTAAGAGAATAGTTTGTAACAAGCAACTCAGTCTTTACATTATCCTGAGTATTCTTGTCCCCACGATGAACCATAGAGTAACGTAGTTTCCAATACTCAAGATGATAATCTTTATACAACTCAAGCAGACGATCATTCACATTGTAAGTAATCATAAAGTCGTGAGGACACTTGTATACGTTCTCAGCAAATACCTCATGATCAAATGATCTGTGCATCTCACGATTCTTTCCATACAGAAAGTCTTTGATGTCATAAGGAGGATCAAGGAATACAAAAGTATTGTCAGGACCGTCAGCATTCATTACTTCAGAATAATCAATATTAGTAATCTTCCAATTCTTAATTAATTGTGAGAACTGAGCAAGTTTATCTGCACCAACTAGAGAGAAGTTAGAATTAGCAGCAGTTCGAGAGAAAGAACTGTTCTCAGTCAATCCAGAGTAACTGCACTTATTCATAATAAAGAAGGCAACTGCCTTCTGGAAATTATCATAGGTATCAATCTCAGTAGCATACTGATTGAACAATTCCTTAGCAAACTTATCTTTCTCTTCTTGAGTGCCACTCTCAAGCATCTTCTCTTTCTGCTCCCTAACACTCTCAGAGAGGTCTTGACCACGATCCCGCAGTTGTACCCAGAAATTGTATAGGGGCACATATAAGTCATTCACCCAGATAGGAATATCTGGATTCTCTTTAGTCACATCAATAGCAATAGACCCACCACCAATGAATGGTTCACGATATTCAGTAATTGCTTTTGGATACCATTGTGAAAGAGTCTTGATTGCTTTGGACTTGCCTCCAGGATATCTTAAAGGTGTCTTCAATGCTTTCATAATAAAATAAAAAAATCAGAGGATGAGTTTCTTGTCGTCAGGAGTAATCAGTTTGCTCCCGAAGATCTCAGTATACTTCTTCTTCACAGAAGAGTCAACATCTACCAAGTATACAATATGCTTTTTTGACAATGTGATTTTGGGATTGTCTTTACTAATCACAGTTGCCCAAGGTGCAAATCCAACACCATTTGCATTAGGAAGGACTACAAGACCATTCTGCACTTCAATAGTAGAAGCATTCTCATCTAAAAGTTCTGCAACTACTTCCTCACCAGTTACAATACGAATCAGTTTTACATCAATCATTTTCAATAAAATCCATTAGGTTGTTCAGTTTTGTGGAGAAGAACTCCATCTACTTTTAGAAGTAGTTCTCGCATATCATTATGCAGAACACGATATCCAGTGCCAACATATAGTTGACCTAAGACAACTGCTATAGTAGCAGTTCCCCAGAATACATAATAGAATCTGGATTTTACTTGTGCTTTTAGTTTTGTATTTTTCATTTGAATTTACATTCCACCATAATTTCAGTTAGTGCCGCAAGTACATTAATTTCTTGATCAGCAACAAAAGCAATCTGATACTGATACTTAGCAATGACTAGAACTGCTGCTGCAAGAGAAGGTCCATCTACGGCATTTGCAAGACCATCATAAACCCTACGAAGGATTAGATTGGGATCATTATCTAGATTAGATGTGACCCATTTTCGGACATAACCAAAGTCCTTTACTTTCAGATTCTTGATTAGATCTTCAACACTCACATCAGAAAACTGAGCAAGGATGGCACTATCAATGCTACCCGATACTGAGTATCGTTGACACTCATTTAGAACACGTCTCCAATCTGGGAAGTGTTTGTTAATAAGTTCTACCAGGACCTTGTTATCATATTCAACACCTTCTGCAACCAAGATTTGTTGGAGACGTTTGAAGAAGTTTGCTGCGATTCCCTGCCTTTCTTTACCCTTAATTCCAAACTCGACGACGGCACATCGGGAGTGGAGAGGTTCAA